ACAGCAGGCCAGTAGACGGCGACGCTGAGCGACTGCTACGCCAAGCTAATTTGGACACAGAGAAACTGAAAGACATAGATATGCGTACAGCGATAAGGCGCATCGTAAATGCTGAACTGACTTTGTTCTATAAAAACAAGAAATCAGCACAGTGAGACCAGACGTTATCAATCCCGGCGGCGTGATCGTACCTCGCCCATATCAAGAGGAAGCCCTCGAGGCTCTCGATGATTACGTCATGCACAATGACGACAATCCCTGCATCGTGATCCCTACAGGCGGAGGCAAGTCTGTTCTTATCGCGTGGGCTATCCAACAATGGAAGGGAGCATATCCGCCGTTCCGTTGCTGTATCCTCGCTCACAGGAAAGAGCTTGTTCAACAGAACGCAGAAGAGCTTGCCGGACTCTGGCCGACCGGAGACATAGGCGTCTATGCTGCAGGACTCAACCGCCGCGACATGGACAACTCGATCCTGTTCGCAAGCATCGACAGTATCTATGACAAGTGGGGAGAGTTCCCGCCATGGGACTGTATCATCGTAGACGAGGCACATCGGATCCCAGCCAAGGGAGAGGGCAAGTATCTCAAGTTCATTAACGGGAGCAAGGTCTCTAATCCGAACGTGCGTGTAGTGGGATGTACCGCGACGGCTTTCCGGATGGGTTGCGGTCCGATCTGTCACAAGGATCATATTCTCAACAAGGTATGCTATGAAGCTAACGTCGCGGATCTGATGCACCAAGGCTATCTCTGTAATCTCCGATCGAAGTGCGGTGACGTCCAGCCGGATCTCGAGAAGGTGAAGCGCAACTCCGGCGGGGATTACGTCGTCAAGAGCCTTGCGGAAGTCGTGGACTCTAAAGAGCTGATCCCTCAAACGATCCGCTCGGTCATGGCTCTTGCCAATCAAGAGAACCGGAAGAGCATCATGTTCTTTTGCGTGGACGTCCATCATTGTGGGCAGGTATCGCTCGAGCTGCGCAAGTACGGCATCGAGGCGCCGACAGTCACGGGCAAGACGCCTCGAGTCGAGCGCGACCGGATCGCGGAGTGGTTCAAGATGGGTAGGTATCGCGCAATCTGTAATGTGAACGTCTACACAGAGGGTTTCAACGCTAAGAGAGTGGACTGTATTGTCCTGCTCCGTCCTACGCTCTCCAAGGGTCTCTACGTCCAGATGGTAGGGCGCGGATTCAGACTCCACCCAGACAAGGACTATTGTCTCGTACTCGACTATGCGCATTGCATCGATGAACATGGACCGATTGACTGCATCGATGAGGGTGAGGTCAAGCTGGCCACCTGCGGCGACTGCGGCGACGTCTTTTCGTGGGCTGTCCGGGCTTGTCCTAACTGCGGCTGGGAGATCCCCAAGAAAGAAGTCGAGCGGGTAGAGTCAGAAGAGCGCGAGAAGAAGATGCACGAAGCCGAAGCCAGCCAGCGCAACATTATCGGAAGTGAGCCGGAAACACTCAAAGTCTCGGACGTTTCGATCAACAGGCATAGGAAGGACGGCAGTTTCGACAGTATCCGAGTGGTCTACCGCTGCGGAGCATCGACTTTCCGCGAGTGGATCTGTCTCGATCATGGCGGCTATGCGGAGCGCAAGGCTCGTAGATGGTGGGCTATCCGGTTCGGGAAAGCGGAAGCGGAGTTCGTAACAGTCGATGAAGCCCTACAGGATATGTTGCTCAATGACAGGATCCTCGAGGCGACCGACACAATCACAGTTATTCGTAAGGGTAAATATACTGAAATCCTAAATTGTCAGATATCGCAGATCGCGAAAGAGAGGCTTGCCAATGTTAAATGAAGCACTTGCTTATGCAGAGCGGGGCTGGAGAGTATTCCCCTGTATCCCCAAAGACAAGAAACCACTCATTAAGGAGTGGCAGCTCAAGGCGACCACGGATACCGACCAGATCAAAGCTTGGTGGGAAGAGTCTCCGGAGGCGAATATCGGTATCGCTACTGGGGAAGAGTCTGGCTTCTTTGTTCTCGACGTAGACGGAGAGCGCGGGGCGCAGTCGCTTATGGCTCTCGAGGAAGAGATCGGAGAGATCCCCGAAACCCTCGAGGCTAAGACCGGAACCGGAGGCCGTCACATCATAATGGAAATGCCCGATCGTGAAGTCCGGAACAAGCAGAACTTTCGGCCTGGTCTCGATATCAGAGGCGAGGGCGGGTACATAATCGCCGCTCCATCGATCCACCCGAACGGCAACAGGTACGAGTGGCCTTTCGAGTGGGATGATCCCATAGAAGAGTCTCCGGAGGCTCTTCTCGACATAATCTGCCCTCTGGAAGAGGAATTGCCAGTACAAGAGCCTGTAACGCTCACTCCTGCGGGTCCAGCGCGCCATCACGGGACTCCCGTCACCGAACGCGCCACATTATACCTTCAAGAATGTGAAGCCGCTACACAAAGCTCTGGGGGGCATGACGCGCTACTCTGGGCGGCTCGAGCTTTGGTGGTTGGCTTTGAAATGAGTCGAGACGACGCGCTTTCTCTGCTCTGGAACGACTTTAACGTCCGGTGTAGTCCTCCGTGGAATAGGGCAAAGCCAGCGGACGTCAAGGATTTCGAGCGCAAGGTAGATGAAGCACTCCGGACGCCGGGACAGAAGCCTCGAGGCTGGCTCTTGGATGAGTGCGGTCTCCGATCCGACGACGAGGCTCTGCAGTCCATGGGTAGGAGCATGGCTCAAGACGTACTGGCCAGCGAGGCGCCGGAATCTTGCAAGCCGTCTGCCGAACACCAGAAGTTCGTTACACCTCTACCTGCTGCAGATATCCCTGTAGTACCGATCAACGCTATCAAACCTAAGTTTGTGCCGTTTCCGATCGACTGCTTTCCGCTCAAGTCTGCAGACTACATCCGACAAGCGTCTAAGGCTCATGTGGTGGATCCGTCCTTTATCGGTCTACCAATGCTCGTAGTTGCCGCGACTGCGATCGGCAACGTCTTTCGAGTAAAGCTGAAAGAGGGATTCGATGTTCCTCCTACGCTCTGGGGTGGAGTGGTCGCAGCCTCCGGAGAGAACAAGACGGGCCCGCTCCGCGCTGTAATCTCCGCACTACGGCACATGCCTAAGATGGAGGATCTCGACGACGAGACCATAATGCGCAACCCTCAGTCTCGCATGATCGTGGGTGATATTACGCTCGAGGCTGTTGTCGATAGGCTTTCGCGCTCGGCGCGCGGTCTCTGCACCTTCCGTAATGAGCTGGCAGGATGGATCAAGAGTTTCAACGCTTACAAGAAGTCCGGAGGCGACGAACAGGCGTGGCTCGAGTTCTGGGACGCCCAAGAGTATCAGCTCGATCGTAAGACCAATGCGGAAGAGCTGTTCATCCCTGCAGCTTCCGTCTGTATCATCGGCGGGATCCAGCCCAAGGTGTTGGTCGAGTGCTTTGATCCGGGCAAGTTCGCTTCTGGTCTCGTTCCTCGCTTACTTATCACTCACCCGCCAGCGAGGATCCCCGGCTGGTCGGACGTAGAGGTCAAAGCAGAGATGCAGGAAGAGTGGAACAGGACTGTAATGTGGCTCCGGACTCGACCTTTCGCTAATCTCGGTACAAATAGTCCGATGTTCGAGCCTAACGTGCTGAATCTAAGCGTGACGGCAAAGGCTCGTTTCGTTGAGTACTTCAACGAGATCAGCAATGAGCTGTCCGGAATGGATGAGATAGGCAAGACGTTCGCCAGCAAGTCGCGAGTGATTGCCGCTCGTCTGGCTCTCATTGTCCACATGCTCACCATGGCAGAGGTCGAAGGGATCATCCCCGACATATACACGACGGAGATATCGCGGAGATCCACGGAGGCTGGCTGTCAGCTGGCTCGTTGGTTCCTCAATGAACAGTTGCGCGTGTATGGCCTCGCCAGTACTGCTTACGATCAGCAGGAGCTTACGGAGCTGATACTCAAGATCAAAGCCGACTTTGGTGGTGTTGTCTCTGTCCGAAGGCTGATGCGCTCGAACAGTCGTAAGTACAAGGTCAAGAAACATGCGAAAGTGGATCTCGACAAGCTCGTAGCTGCAGGACTCGGGACATGGGACGCGAAACAAGATCAATTCACGGTGAAGGCGTAACATGAAAGCAGTAAGGAGTAATCAA